GCAGGGGGTGCATCTAGAGATGATGGTGGAACCCACACTTTTGGTCTCTCAGATTTTGACCGTGTTTGGTTCGCACGAGAAGTTTTATTGTTTTTTTCCATTACGCCTCCTTCGTGTTTTTAAGTTGTTTTGCGTACTCTTCAAGTGGCACTCCTAATTTTTTAGCGATATGCACCTGTGAGGAAGTGAGTCTCACAGTTTTGCGACCAGGCTTTACGCTTCTTGAAGCTGAAGCCACTGTCTGAACAGGGGCGGTCGATTGCTTTTGTCCACTATTATCAAATTTACTACCAAAGTCAACTCTTATTCTTTTGTCAACTTCAGAATAATAATCATCTGATTGTGGATCAAAGCCTTCATTTACAAGGTCTTTATGTATTTCAAACGCTGTAAATGTCATAGCTCTATTTTGACCAAACCAAGGATTTCTAGAAGCCCAATCTTCAGCTTTAGGATCTGGTGTTGGTAATTGTTGTGGAGTCTCTTGTGGTAATCTACCACCATCAGAGAGTTGTACAGGTTTCTCGGCCTGTTTTGTTTCTCTTCCCTCTTTTGCTTCTGAAAGTTTTGCATTCTCAAATGCGAGAGTTGCAATTCTTTTATTAGCTTCAACCTGAGCTTCCGCATTACCAGATTCAATTGCCGCAGCTAATTCTTTTTGTGCAGCTTCTAAACCTGTATTAATACTAGACTCAAATTTTTTAACATATTGAGCATCAGTTTTTTCAAACCTTTGTTCTAATGCTTTTCTCGACTCTTCTACACCTCTGGCATAATCTAAAGCAGCTTGTTCTCTTCTTTCTGCTTCTCTCATTTTTCTAGTTAATTTAGAAATACGAGATTGAACGCCTTTACTATAGTCTTCTAATGTTTCATCTTGTTTTTTTTCTTCTTTTACTTCTTCTTGTTTCGTTTCAACTGTTTCTTGTTTCGGCGCTTCAGTTGTATCTACAACTTCTTCGGCTTTTTCCTCTGGTAAAGATACTTCTACTTCAGGACCTGAAGTGTCTAAATCTACTTTTGGATCATCATGTTTAATCGGATTTTTGTCCGGCATAGTTCCTCCTATGTTAATATTGATGCAAGATATCCTCTGGATTCTTGATTGTTGCTAAAACTTCGTCATCATTAAGAAGACGAACTTCCCCACCCTCAATTTGTATTCTTGATCCCGCATATCGCGCGAACATTACCCAGTCTTTGACCTTGCACCATGGACCATCAGGATATCTCTCTCTATCCCTATAACAATCTGGACCCATAGCTAAAACTAGTCCACATTGAGAAGCAACTTGTTGTTTCTCTAGTGTACCTTCGGTCATTACTATTCCCCCTTTAGTTTTATCTTTCATCTTGAAAGGTAAAACTAACATTCTCCAACCCGTAGGTTGGGGTAATTTTGTTTTCTCTTCGTTGGCTAAATCTTTTTCTACTGGTTCTGGTTTTTTAACACCAACTAATTCTTTATTCGGTATGTGTATTTTTGGTGTTGATATCGATGACTGTTCCTTCATTTTTCTC